TGTCAAAGCTACAGATTATCTGGATAAGCGTTATGGTGGTCGTTTCATCGGTGAACGTGCGACTGAAGACCAAGCACTCGAATGGCCTCGTGCGTGCACTAATATCCTGTCCATTGATTGGGATTCGGATACAGAACTGGGAGCCATCCCGCGTAAGTTGAAGTACGCATGTTTCGAGTATGCCATTCGCGCCGTAGAAGAATTGGCGCCAGACCCTGTGGTCACCGATAGCGGAGTCAGTACCGTTCTCATCAAGGAGAAAGTAGGACCGATTGAGTCCGAATATGCTCCGGTCAGAGGTGACACTGCTCAGATTCAAATTCTTCGATCTTATCCCGGAGCTGACATGTATCTGCGTGGATTGGTTCGTCCTGCTGGTGGTGTGATTCGATAATGGAACGTGATTGGTCGACATTAATTGCGACCGTCCGAAGACTACTGGACCGGAATGGTCGCAGCGTGACTATCCAGCAATTGAGCGCTGTACCTACCGATTCTGAGCGCCCGTGGCGCGGTGCTACTACACCGACCGTGGCAGTGACTCGCACCCTTAAGGCCTGTTTTGTCCCCCCTACAGCTGACGAATTTGGGCGCAGCATTGCTAGCGAAGACATGTTAGCAAGCGTGGAGCAGGTTGCGCTTATTGAACCGAGCGACATTGAATTGGAAAAATTCGATACAATTCTCGATGGAGGCTCCCGATACGCAATCAAATGGAGCTGGACCTTGAAACCGGGTTCGACCATTCTTCTTTATGCTTTCGGTGTAATCCGATGAATGCCACTGAAGCAGTTGATGCAATGGGTAAGATTTTCCGTGATAAATGGATTGCATTAAGCTATCCTGAATCACGTGTTAAGTGGACAAATGTACCCGGTGAAAAACCCACTGGTGAACTCCCGTGGGCTCGTGTTATAGTCCAACACGTGACGGGCAATCAAGCTTCGTTGCGGGGTGGTATTGGAACCCGACGGTTTCGGGCAACAGGATTTATCACTTGTCAAATCTTCACGCCTATCGGAGATGGCTCTGTGGCGAGTTACGACGTTGGACAGTCTATCCAGGATGCATTTCGAGTTGCGCAGCATTCGAACCTTTGGTTCAAGAATATACGCTTTCGGGAAGTGGATTCTGGTGATGCAGTCTTCGTTCAGACAAATGTCATTGCTGATTTCTCCTATGACGACGTGATGTGAGGGTTCNCCTATGGTTGACAAGATCGACTCCAATGCAACTGGCCTCCGGTTCGCCGAAGAGGCTACTCCGAAGAATCTGATCGGGTCGCCGATCTGGTACCCACTCGAGCCCAACAGTTACGATGGGTTCGGTCCGGAATACAACAAGATTCCGCGCCGGCCCATTGGTCCCACGCGTCAGAAGCGCAAGGGTGTCGTGGCTGGTTTCGAGGCCAGCGGTGGCTTCAACCAGGATCTGACGTTCACCAATCTGACCCGTCTTCTTCAGGGCTTCTTCTTCGCCAATATCCGCGAGAAGCAGACCACCAAACCGATGAATTCGGCCCAGACCAGCGTCACCGCTGTTGCGGCGTCGGATGATAGCTACGCGGCTGCGGCTGGCCTCTCCGGGATCCTGGCGGGAGACATCCTGTTCGTTACAGGGTCTACCATTACCGCCAATAACGGTCTGAAGGTTAGTGATGCTGCATCCACTGGCACCAAGATCACCGTCGCCGAGGCGCTTACCGATGAGACGCCGAGCGCGAATGCGATCGTGGTCAAGCGTGTCGGATACCAGTTCGATTCGGCTACCGCTGACATCACAATCGTTGCGGGCCTCCCCCGAATCAACCGTGCGTCCGGCGCGGTTGACTACACTACCCTGGGCCTGATTCCGGGGGAGTGGGTGTATCTGGGCGGCGACAGCGCAACGTTGCGCTTCGCCGACAACCAGGGCTTCGCGCGCGTTAAGACGGCCGCTGCAGCCTATATCGAATTTGACAAGACCACGTTCACGCCGGTGGCTGAGACTGGAACTGGTCTGACGGTTCAGATGTTCTTTGGCGACATGATCAAGAACGAGAGCGATCCCTCACTGATCGTTCACAAGACGGTCCAATTGGAGCGCACGCTCGGCAACGACGGTGTCGGTACGCAGAGCGAATATCTTACCGGCTCTTACGCGAACGAGCTCACCATCAATGTCCCGGAAGAGGACAAAGTGAATATTGATCTGAGCTTTGTCTGCCTTGGGCATGAGAAGCGCACGGGCACAACTGGTGTGAAGTCCGGCACGCGGCCGGTGGCAGCGCTGGAGGAAGCCTACAATACCACAATCGACACTACGCGCTTCCGCATGTCGTACAACAGGACTGACGATTCGGTCTATACGCCACTCTTCGCTTATGCCACCGAGATGACCATTGCCATCAACAACAATGTGTCGCCAAACAAGGCGATCACGGTGTTCGGTGGTTTTGCGTCGACCGCTGGTCTATTTGAAGTTGGTGGCGAGGTGGCCGCTTACTTCGCTGACACTGCTGCGGTCCAGGCAATCGAAGACAATTCGGATATATCCTTGGATATCTGGATCCAGCGTGACAACAAGGCGCTGATGTTCGACATCCCCAATCTGCAGCTCGGTGACGGCCAGCTGGAAGTCGAGTTGGACGAGCCTGTCAAGCTGCCCCTGAGCAACGAAGCGACCGAGAGCCAGTTCAATTCGACCCTGGCCTTCCAGAGCTTCTCCTACCTCCCTGATCTCGCGGGCTAAAGCGAGACTAACCTCCTCTCCCGCGTATCCCTCATGGGCGCGGGAGAGTTATATGGAGTTGTCGAAATGTCCCTGTCCCGCCATTTTAAGACCGTCAAGGAACTCGAGAAGACGGGCGTTCGCGTCGAGTATGGCCTCAATTCGAAGGGCAAGACGATTGCCTTCATGATTGCCCGTTCGGGCGGTTCGAATCAGGCCTATTTGGACTATCTGGAGGCTCTCTCCAAGCCGCACCGTCACGCGATTCAGACCGAGCGCGTCGAGAACAAGGTCCTGCAGGGCATCCTGAAGAAGGCGTTCATCGGCAAGTGCTTGAAGGGCTGGGAGAACGTCGAGGCTGAATGGCTTCCGGCAACCCCGATGGAAGTTACGATCGACGGCGTCACCGAGACCAAGGACGTCTATCCGGATCTCGAGTTCAGCCAGGAGAACGTCGAGAAGCTCTACGAGGAGTTTCCGGATCTCTACACCGACCACCAGGACCTCTCCGCGAAGAACGCCATGTATCTTCAGGAAGTCCGTAAGGCCGACGCAAAAAACTAACCGAGGTCCTGCTTTATTCGTTGAAGCAAGGGCCGATAGCTAACACGATTATCAGACAGGCTCTCCGGGATGGTACTCCTATCCCGGAGGCTATCAGGAATGCGCCAGACCTAGAGATTGGGCTGCATTTCTACTTCATGGCATTCTTGGACCTGACCACATGCCGTTCGATAGGTATGTCAATGGAAGGACCAATCTGGTGGACAGCTATTGATCGTTACGCTGAACGCTGGAAGCTGAAGGGGGAGCGGTGTGAAGACCTCTTCTATTACATTGCGGAAATGGATAAAGTCTTTCTGGAATATCGTGCGGAGACCATCAAGAAAGAATCGAAGAAGGGAACGAAGGGAAAGAGCGGCAAAAAGACCCTAACGAAGAGGAAGGATGATGGCTAAGAATACTCTCAGAAGTTTTGCATTTCGTATGCGCAACCGAGGGGTCGCTGTCGAACGTAACGCTGGCAAGCTGGTACGCGAAGCGGCGAGTCTTTGCCTGACTACTGTGGTTACTGACACACCAGCTGACATCGGTACTGCCAAATCAAACTGGCAGGCAGGTATTGATAATAGACCCAACGATATGATCCCTGCTTATGCTCCTGGTGTCAAGGGTAGCACTGCGGGAGCTAACGAGCGGGCCGCTATTGACAGAGGTAGGGCCGCTATCGCAAACTACCGGCCTGGCAATACGGTGCATCTAGCCAATAACCTGCCTTACATCGGATTGCTCAATGACGGGCGATCCGTACAAGCTCCGGCGGGATTTGTCGAACGTGCACTAGTAGCCACAAAAGAGTTTCTGCGACGTCGTAGGAAACTCACAGAGGGCTAGCCTGTGACGACTGAGACCATTGACATCCAACTGCGCGAAGATGGGTCTCGGATAGTCCGACGAAACTTTGGTGATCTCGCAACCACGGCTGAACGAACAGCGAGTTCTGTCGATCTATTGACACGTTCGATGCGTGTATTGTCAAGCATCTTCTTGACGAACGAAATCTTCAAAATGGCGGACGCATACACTACGCTCCAGAATAAACTGGCGGCTGCAGGTGTTGCGACTAACGTCATGACAAAACTAACAAAGGAACTATTCGCGGTAGCGGATGAAACTCGAGCTTCTGCGGAAGCTACAGGTACAATCTATTCACGACTCGCCCTCTCAACTAAGGAGATGGGCGTATCGTATCAGGACCTTTTGGACATCACAAAGAGCCTTAATCAAGCTCTTATCCTTTCCGGTGCGACTGGCCATGAGGCGGCGGCTGGTCTGCTGCAGTTGTCCCAGGCTATTGCTGCGAATCGATTGGGTGGTGACGAACTGCGCTCTATCCTGGAGCAGCTTCCGGTCGTTGCGGACGTTATTGCCAGGCAGATGGGTGTAACGCGCGGTGAACTGCGCAAGCTCGGCAGTGATGGAAAGATTACTGCTGACGTTATCCTAAAAGCCTTCCAGAATGCGCGTGTTGAACTAAACGATCGTTTTGCTCGCACAGTGCCGACTGTCAGTCAGGCGTTTACGGTACTGAACAACGCGGTGCTAAGATTTGTAGGCGAGATGAATAAGGCGGTAGGTGCTAGCGCCACCGTCGCTAAGATCTTGATTACGATTGCCGATAATATTGATGTGATTGGTAAGGCATTCCTAACCCTTTCAGGAGTTGTCGTAGCGTTTGCGGGCGCTGCTGTAATCGGTAAAATTGTGTCTGCGTTGAGCGCCTTGGCTACTGCTGCCATGGCGCATCCGCTCGTTGCTTTGATTGCTGCCTTGGTTGCTGCTACTGCTGGTGTCGCACTGTTCGGTGATGAGATCCTAATTGGGGTTGATAAGGCAACATCATTGAAGGATGTCTTCCGATCAATTGGTGAGCAAGTTGGACCTGTGTTCAATGAACTGCGAAACCTTGCAACTACGACCTTCGCTGCTATCGGAGCAGAGATTGGAACCTTCGACTTTACCATCGCAGATGTCATGCGTGGAACGGCTGCGGCTATCGGGACCACAATTGGAACGATCGAAGGTTCGATCCAGGTTATCTCGAAGGTTACTGCTGACGTTGCTAAGGTGATCGTCCAGATTTGGGACGGTGTGACCACAGGCGTTCTGGCCATGTGGGGCCAGGTGCAGAAGGGTGTCGGCGAGTTCGTTACCAACACTTGGGCAGGTTTGTCAAGTTGGGCCACCAAGGTCGGCACTGTGCTCGGTGACTGGCTGCCCAGTGGTATCAAGACCATGTTTGAGGCTGTCTATAAGTGGACGGTCGATCTGTTCCAGAAACTGTTCACTTGGATCGTCAAGGTAGTGAACGGTGTTCGTGAGTTCTTTGGTGCGGCTGCTAAGGATATTGGTGGCAGTATCGCGGACGAGTGGAAGGCTGGTGAATCTGGCCGAGTGCAAATCCTGAGCCAGGTTAAGGGCTACGGTGAGGACCTCGGTATTGAGTTCAACAAAGGATTTATCAACAATAACACTGGCGTGACTGAGTGGGTAGATAAGACGATTGCCGATGCTACTGCAATCGGCATGCGCCGCTTGCACGAGAAGTTCCGCGACGAAGAGCGTAGGTATGGTTCCGACAATCTCACTGGTCGCGGTAAGAATACTCAGAAAACTCCGGCTGGTAAAGACGGAAGCAAAGCGGCCAACGCACTAGCTAATCAGATCTTGGAGCTCGAACGCCGAATTAATCCGGCACGTGAAGCGATGGCGGAATACGAGAAGAATGTAAAACTCATCGACAAGGCGCTCAAAGGCGGCGTTATCACGCAAGCCAAATATAATCAATTGATGGGTGCAGCTAAGGAGCACTATCGGGAGAATGTCGACGAGGCGTTCAAGGCGCAGCGTGAGTTCCAGGCTATGATTAGCACTATGCAAGAGGCGATGCAGGCAGGTGTTGGTTTCGGTCANGCNGATGCCGTGCGCCAANTCTCNACNAAATANCCAGACATGTTCTTTGGTACCGATCANGAAATTAGAAATAAANTNAGCACTTATCAGCAGACTATGGCTCAGATTCAGATGTTGCAAAATGCACAGCTGATTAACGAGACAACTGCTAATCAGATGCGTATACAGCAGGCNGGNCTTCTGAAGCAGGCGATCACTGACGCTGCGTTGCAAGCCGCACAATTTCGCCTTAATAGCGGAGCGGGCGATTGGGCTGACGTGTGGTTAACCGCTCTAGGCCGGGTGCAAGAAGGATTTACTACTTTCACGGCTGGTGCGTCTGCTGTTACAGGTGACTTCCTTACAAGTTTCACTGACGGATTTGCAAATTCGATTGGTCAGGCTATTGTTTATTCTGAAGATCTTGGCGCATCTCTATATAAGGTTGCTCAAGGTGCATTGTCCAGCTTGATCTCAGGTTTCGTTAAATTGGGCATCCAATGGCTCATTAACGAAGCTATTGGGCAATCGATTGCAGCGACGAGTAGCGCAGCAAGCGTTGCGTTAGGTGTAGCTACTGGCACCGCGCTAGCCTCAGCTTATGCGCCCGCAGCAGCTATGGCCTCGCTAGCATCTTTTGGTGCTAATGCCGCGCCAGCCATGGCAGGTATTACCGCTACAAATGCGCTAACTCAAGCACTGGCACTGACCGGATTCTCAAAAGGTGGATATACTGGCAACATGGGTCGAGGCGACGTTGCTGGCTTGGTTCACGGTAAAGAGTTCGTGATGAATGCGCAGGCGACTCGTCGTATTGGAGTGCCGAATCTGAACGCTATGCAGAGTGGCCGTATGACACCCTCACAAGAGGCTGGCAATTCTGAAGGGCCTAGGAGTTCTGGTCCAATAAAAATATTCTATTATGATCAGGGCACTAAGAAAGATGTTTCGTTCGAACAGCTTAGTGAAAACGAAATTCGTATTATTGCCCGCGATGAAGCTAAGGGTGTGGTTAAGAGTGAAGCACCGAGTGTAATTGCAGGTGATCTTCG